CGAGAGCCTTCGGCTGTTGCCAGTCGCGGGCCTGGGTGTGAGTGATCAGGGCGGTGGACTGGTCTCCAGCCCCCAGAACGCCAGCCATGAGGCGCTCATAGTGCTCCATCTGACCGATCTCTTCGGCGTGGACCTGGCCCTGAGAGTCTGGCCACCTTTCGTGGATCTCCCGGAGAGTCATGGGCTCTGCCACGATCATCCAGGTGACATCCTCGTCGCTCTCTGCTTCAGGATTCACCCGAACCTGGAATGGGGACAGTACCCTTATTCCAATTTCCCCCTGATCCACCCACACTTCCTTCGGGTTGTCCTTGGGTAGGCCTGTCTCCTTGTCCAACTGCGGGTTGCCGTCCTCGTCCGCCGGAACCATTGCAAGCTCGGTCCCGATGATATCCCCGTTGGCGTCCGTGAGGGGGACCTCGTGTGGGACCTCTGAGAGAACCAGCTTTCCGCTGTTCTCGTTCCAGTACGGATAGAGGAATGCGTTGCCGCACGGAAGGACCCACGATACCGCCCTCCTGATCACCCGGCCCAGGTTGAGTTCAATCCACTTCGCTTCTAGGACCTCTTCTCCCAGGGCTGCGGCCTCAACGTCGGTCGGCTCGGCGGAGGCGGGAATCACCTGGAGGGCTGGCCGGTTCTTGGTGACCTTGGCCAGGACAGTCTTATGGAAGGCGAGCGTGAGGTTGCTGACTGGCTGCTTGCGCCACTTAGGCACTGCCTGCGGAACCCAGGAGCCCTGGGCCTTGCGGACCCACCACTGCCGATTTGTCAGGAACAGGATGTTCTGAATCCAGGTGTCGTGGTGACCAGCCATGGCTTCTTCCTGCTCCAGCCAGAGCAGGCGCGCATAGCGAGCGAACTCCTGCGGACGGGCGTCGTCGCTGGGGTATTCTGGAGTGTCCAAGAAGCCATTCCTCCTGAAAAAAGGCCCCATCCCCAGATTGGGGACAAGGCCTCGGGGGCGTACATCTTAGTTTGGGTGGACGGCAGGGGACCGTGGTCCGCCTAAGTAGCTCCCCTATTCAATGGGTTTCGGGCGCTGGGGGTCCCTGGTTCTACCCTACCGTCACACCGTAAGTTACAGCTTTCAAACCCCTGTGGTCAAGTCACTCAAGTTCCAGACCGAATCCGAACTGTTCGGGGTCCTCCCCAATCCACTCCGGGTCCAGGACCTGGTCCACTTCGTATTCGTCCTCAATGACCCACTTCTCCCCCGGATCGTTATCCAGAGCCTCCTGCATGAGGGGCTGCTGGACAATCGCCTGACCGAGCCTCTGTAAATATACCGTCAGGTCGGCTATCGTCCGGGACTTCAGGTCGATGGTCCTATGCTGCCACAGCGCCAAAAGCGTCAGGCAGATCAGGACCAGCCCTGTAACCGTCACTCTTCACCTCCAGCATCGTCACTACCGTCTTCGGTCGGACAAGCTCCCTGGTGTCCCTCCTTGAGGCAGCACGGACAGTGACCCACTTCCTCGTCCCCCTCTCGTCCTGCGTCAAGACTAGATACTCCATCCTCGAATCCTTTCTGCCGCGCCCACGCGACCGCGTTACTGATGTCTGATGTGAGAGCCTCCACGAGATCTACCAACTTGGAGTTCTCCCTCTCCGCTATTACCTCCGGTACGAACGAGGATATCACCCCCTCCATCTCTCTGGATATCAGAGAAGACATGGCATGAGCAAGCTCGTGCCTGATGATTTCCGACTTCTCGTCATCCCCCAGTGTCCTCCACGAGCGGTCTATCGCCACCACCGCCACCCGATACTGGGGACGCATATCTACGGTGGCCGCTGCGTCCCCCAGTTCTCCCCACTCCACCAGCAGGAAGTAGAACTGGCGAGCCATGACAGCCCAGTACTCAATGGCGTCCAGCACCTCGTCCCTCAGATCCTCCGGGAAGTCCTGGTGGAACCTTACCAGCATGGGCGGTAGGGCTACCTCATCGCCTGGTCCAACTCCTTCATATGCTGCCATACCCGCCTCTCACGCTCGTTCATGTGTTGATAAGGATCTGGAGCTTCCGTCTCCGGGGGTTCGATCCTGGCCATGACGGCATAACGGTACGCCGCCAGGGCGTGAGCCCCTCCAGCGCTCCGCTCGTCCGCATCCTCAGGATGAGGGGCCCCCTTCGGGGGACGCTTCCAGATATACCGATTCAGTTCCCATATCAGCCTGCTGCCCTGGATGATCTTGACGTCGTCCCCCGCAGACAGTCTCCAGGTGCTCCACAGGTCGTCGAAGACGTAGCACAGCGGTTCGCCCAGTTCCGGCGTTTCACGAGAAACCTCGGGTGGGCGGGCGTTCTCGGGGCGCTGCAAGAGCAACTGCTGGACACGGGTGATACCGGCCTTCCTTGCCTTCTTCCCCTGCTGCAGGCTCACGAATACAATCGGGACCTGCTCCCGGTTTGATATGAGGTTCAATTCCAGGACAAGCTGGGGATCTTCCGTGTCCACATAACACACCAGGCCACCTGCAAGCTGTTCCCTGGCAATGTCTTCGTCCAGTTCCTCGGGCATGAGTGCGCGCCAGAAGGTCAGCCAGATATTCTCCAACCTCTTCGAGGTCGCCTCCTCCTGGGAGAAGTACTCCCCGATGACATACACCCTGCCCTCAGGAGATGAAGCCAGGATGACCAGCGCAAAGCCATGGTACCCAGGGTCCACTCCGCCCCACACCTCCCAGTTCTCAGGAACATCGAAGCGGCGGATGACGTGTACGTCCTCGTGGAACTGCTTGTACACCAGCCCGGACCTGGCCTTGAACTGCCCGAACACACGGATCGCACGCTCGTCTTCGTCAGGGATCGAGGAAGCGAAGCGGAGGATCTGGGAGTAGGAGAGGTGGGGGACCAGGGGGCGACCGACGTTGTACGGGCGGCTGGCGTCGAACTCCGCCAGGGCCCCTTCGACCAGGTCTATCGGGCGCTGGGCGTGAGGGAGGTGCTTGAAGCTCAGGGCGGGAGTGAAGACCTGGTCGTACAGCCATCCCATTCCTTCGACCGGCGTCAGGGTCTGGAGAATGTCCCCCGAGGAGTCGATCAACCGGGCATAGGCCTCGCGGTAGAGATCCTCCGGCATCTCCTCATCCAACCACATGAAGTCAACCGCAGCACCCTGCCAGGAGTCTCGATCCTGGTCGTAGCTCAGAAAGTGGATCTCGCAGACCCCGCCGTCCACCCGGCGGATCTTGGCGTACTTCTCTGTCTTGCTATACTCGATCAGCCAGTCCTTGGGGCACCAGCGGTGGAAGTGCTTCTCAGTTACGCGGAGGTAGAACTTGTAGTCCGGGAAACCGCACCAGATCACTTCTGAGAGCCGAACGTCCTTGTAGGGGTGGTCTCCCCTGGCCCGCCAGAGAACCTCGCGCATACCCCCCTCAGACTTGCCGAAACGGTTCGCTGCGACCAGGAGGACATGGGGCGAGGTGGCGGTGTGGATTCTCTCTTGCCCCTCATGGGGGCGATGCCCGTAAGTCATCGGGTCCTTACGGGCCAACTCCATCTGGGCAGTCACCTGCCTCTGGAGGAACTCAAGGTCTTGGGAGGAGAGATCCAGCTTGGTCATAAGTAAAAGCAGGCCACCAGAGACAAGGGTGAGACCGGGTGCTGTACTGAGCCAGCGCTCCCGGCTTGCCTCTGATGGCCACTATCCTATAGAGTGGAGTCGGCGGGGATCGAACCCGCAACCTCCGGTTTGCAAGACCGGCGCTCTCCCATTTGAGCTACATACCCCAGATACGCCCGGTAGGAGTTGAACCCACGCCTGGTGGTTAAGAGCCACCTGCTCGACCGATGAGCTACGGACGCATAGGGTGAAAGACGGGGGTCGAACCCGCATCCCCGGAGCCACAGTCCGGTGCCTTGCCGTTAGGCCACTATCACCACAAGTCCGAGAGAGGGGCTGGGCTTTGCTGTTGACGCCCAATCAAGTGACGCCCAACGGACACCATTCGGCACCAGGGCGTGACCCAACCCCTCTCTCAAAGTCTGGATGGGAGGATTTGAACCTCCGACCCCCTGCTTCCAAGGCAGGTACGCTTCCAAGCTGCGCCACATCCAGATAGGGCCATCAATATAACCCCCAGAAACCCCGTGGTCAAGTCGCCCCCGACGTACCGGATTCCCCACCCGGCGACCTCGATATCTCTCTACCTGCTGCTACGCAGCACGCCAGGGGCGACAAGATTCCACTAGAAGGGGAGGTCGTCGTCGTCCGGGTCGAACACCGAACTCTGCTTGGGCTTCGACGCCTTCTTCCGAGGTGCGGGCTCCTCCTCCTCGTCCTCGTCCTCGTCTTCTTCCTCCTCCGGCTCGGGCCGACGCCCCTTGGCCGCCTTCTTCTTCCTGGGCGGAGGGGCCTCGTCGTCCTCGTCTTCGTCCCGGTCCACCGTGTTGGCCACGAACTCGATCTTCTCGACCGTGATGTTGGTGTACTTCGGGCCGTCCTCGACCTCGTTGTACTCCACCCGGCCCTCGATGTAGACCA